CCGATCTCCCGGCGGCGCGGCTTCCCTTTCGCGCACCACCACCGCAAGTGCGGTTGACATCTGGGTGTTCTTTACGCCAGATGGTGGCACTACATGGTACGGCAATATTTCAATGAAAGACGTTAAAGCTTAACCCCTAACAACTATGGCCATCGATCCCGCACAACTCCAGATTGACCTTGAAGCCGCTCGGCACGCTAACCAACTGGCCCTTGAGGCCAAACGTGCCAAGTTGGAAGCCGTTCGCCTTGCCAAGGAGGTTCTCATCGAGAACGCCCGCAGCAAGCCGGTGGATTCCCGTGACGTGACCGCGCAACAGATCACTGCGTTTGCTGATACTCTGACGAACTACGTCGCTTCCTAATGGAAGGCTTCGCGTATTTCCCGGTAATCATCTATCGCGATGAACGTCCCGATCTGGTGGGGAAAGTGTTGGGCACGTGCCTCAGGCGTTTGGAAGAAGTGCGTCAACCCAACCGCCCCATCAGTCAAACAATCCACCTCGGACAAGAATCGGCCCTGCGGGAATTGTCGGACTACCTGCTCCTGTCGGCGGTCGGGTTCTTGCGGGACCAAGGGTACAGCACGGAAAAGTACGACTTCCATCTGTCAGGATTTTGGGCGCAAGAACTGAACCGTGGCGGCGGAACCGATGTACACGTTCATCGCAACACCCAAGTATGCGGATGGTTCTTCCTAGAAACACCAGAAGGCGGCTCTTATCCCGTTTATCACGATACGCGCATCAACAAAGCCATGGTCGAGCTTGATTTCGAGCAGACCGAAGAAGTAAGCAACGCAACGCGAGCCATTCACTTCAACAACGTTAAGCCGGGGTCGGTATTCTTCGGCAATTCATGGCTTCAGCATCAGCTTTTCCCAAATCAATCTGAAACCCCCACGCGGTGCGTACACTTCATGGTGTCGCACAAAGACCGTTCATGCATCATCTGCTAACACCTTACGCCGCCAACATTGAGCCATACGCTTGGTGGGAAGGCGCGTTCTCCGAGAAGGAGCTAAACTGGCTGCAAGAGCAGGCCAAGAACGCCGACACGCAGGCGCAGATTGGCGGAGCCAAGGATGAGGAGTCACTGCGCAAGGTGCGTCGATCAAATGTTTCGTGGCTCGGCAAGACGCAAGACACGGCGTGGATTTTCGAGAAGCTCGCGCACGTTGCGTCGTCATTGAACGCGCAGCACTTCCGCTTTGATCTGACTGGCTTTGGCGAGCAGTTGCAGCTAACGAACTACGACGGCTCGGACGCCGGAACCTACGGCTGGCATCAGGACTACAACGCCAAGATCAGCCGCAAGCTGAGTCTGGTGGTGCAGCTTACCGATCCGAGCGAGTACGATGGCGGCAACTTGCAGGTGATGACGGGTGGCGAAGCAATGAACGTGCGCAAGCAGCGCGGCCTCATTGCGGCTTTCCCGTCCTACGTTCTTCACCAAGTCACGCCAGTAACGAGCGGCAGTCGTCAATCCCTTGTTTCTTGGGTCAGCGGACCCGCATTTCGATGAGAGCCGAATTCAAAGACTTCATTGGCAGCTTTCATGACCTCTACCCAGAGGGCTACTGCAAGCACCTGATCAGCGAGTTTGAGCGTCTGGTGCAATCTGGAGCGGGCAGCAACCGGCAGCAGAGCGAAGGCGCAGCCAAGCATCGCAAGAACGATATGCAGCTTGGCCTGAACTTCGGCGTTCACAACGTCGCAGCGTTTGAGGGCAAGAATGCAACGGACCTGTTCTTTGCCGGTCTTCAAAAGTGTTACGACATCTACGCCGAGCAGTACTCGATCCTGAAGAACGACAAGATCACCGGCACTGCGATGAAGATGCAGCGCACTGATCCGGGTGGTGGCTATCACGTCTGGCACGGCGAACAGGGCAACGGAGCGCACTCGGCTCGCGTGCTGGCGTACATGGTCTATCTGAACACGCTTGAACCGGAGGAGGCTGGCGAAACAGAGTTCTTGTATCAGCAGTGCCGCATTAAGCCGCAGGAGAATTTGATGCTGATCTGGCCTGCTGCGTTCACGCACGCGCATCGCGGCAACACGGTTTTTGGTCAGCGCAGCAAATACATCGTCACCGGTTGGTTCTACTACGAGTAAACATCATGCCCGCTGGAACACCTAAAGTTAACTTGTTCGGAGGTAAGGCGCTTGTGCCGGGAGGTTCTACGACCTACAACACAAGCGGGACTTTTACTGCTCCGGTTGGCGTTAGTAAAGTAACCGTTGTTGGTCGTGGTGGCACTGGAAATCCCGGAAATCCCGGAAATCCGGGAGGCTGTGGGGGCGGGGCAGGTGGCGGAGGTGGCGGCGGTGTCAAAAAATGGTATTTTACTTGTTGTTACTACTGCTCATGTAATTGTTTTCCTAGTACAAGCGGAGGTAATGGAGGAAACAATACTTTAGGAGCAATTGGTGGAACCGGTGGCTTGAGATGCGACGGGAACAATGGGCAAACAGGGTACAGTGGAGGAACTGGCAGTACTGGAAGCGCGGGTACAACCAGAAACTCAAGTGCATTTAATTACACTTTTTCTGGCGGATTAGGTGGAAATGGAGGAACTGCTGGAAACGGAGGAACTGGTGGCGCTTACGGGCAAAAAGGAACCAGAGGTAATTATTATCAAGGCGGACCAGTTGCTTGTTATCAATCAAGAGGCTGTGGCGGAAACGGAGGAGTTCCCGGAGGCGGAGACGGCGGTTTCGGTCAATCATATTGCCAAAAAGGCGGTGGAGGGGGTGGTGGTGCTGGAACGTGCAATTCTGGTTCTCCGGGCGGTACTAACATTATAGGAACTCCGGGTTTAGGTGGGGCCGGTGGAAGTAACGGAGGCGGTACAGGAGGAAATTCTGGATCAAATGCTCCCGGCAATAGCGGTGGAGGAGGCACCGGAAGGGCAGGCGCAGGCGGTGGTGGTGGGGCCGGATGCGGAAATCTTGGAATTGGTGGTGGTGGCGGCGGTGGTGGCGGGCGCGGCAACGCAGGCAATCCCGCCAATCCCGGCAATGCAGGCAGCGCAGCACCAGCAGCCACAGTCTACAACTGCGTCCCAGTAACAGGCGGCACAAGCTATCCAATCACAATTCAAGGCGGCGGCGGATTTGTGAACGTGTCATGGAACCCGCAGTAAAAAAAGCCATTCAGAAGAAGATCGATGAGGCTACGCTGCGCACGCATCTAAACGGCGTCAGCGAAGGACTGAATCGCGCACGCTCGATCACGGTCGGGACGTGCGGTGGTGGCACGATTGAGGTCGCGATGCGCCGTGCTGACGGCAGCAACACTTTCATCATCCTGCAACCAGTCGAAGTGGTTGAGCTGATTCACCAGCTTTCCGCACAGATCGGCTGTCACTTGCAGATGCTGCCGCGTCGTGACTTTGCAAGCTGGCGCGACTGGAAGTACACGCCAGAGGAACTAGCGCACTATCGCGGCGTGCAATCGCTTCCCGGCGTCGGTCATCCGCCGCACTCTAACGATATGGCACCGCACCAGTCGAAAGGCCAAGTGCTGCCGCCTCCTGATCAACAACCCGGACTAGCCCTACCACCCCCAAAGGATTCCAATGAAACTGTGGCAACTCAAAAACCGCAAAGACGGCACCGTATTAAGCGAGCCGCAACCGCTGCCTGAAAACTGGGGTCCGATTTTCGGGCTCTCTGGTTTTGCCGACCGACTCAATGACCTGAGTTGGCTGGGCGAGCCGTACACGGACCTCGGCTGGTTCGAAGTGGGTGATGGTCCTGCGTTGCCGACACCGTCCACGCCTGCTGAACTGGTGTGGGATCGCGCAAAGCGCCTCCTTGCGGAGTCTGATTGGTCCATGTTGCCTGACGTGCCGATGTCGTCTGGGGATAAAGCAGCGTGGATCGAGTACCGGCGCGTGCTGCGTGAGATCCGCCTGCAACCCAGCTTCCCTACGGACCCCGTCTGGCCGCAGAAGCCTGAGTGAACAAGTACGCCATACGCTTCAACAAGACCCGTGGCCTTCCCGGTCGCGGGTCGGTTGATCACGTGTGGCGGGTCTTTGAAAACGACAATCAGGAGTACGTCTGCAAACACTTAGACATCAACGTACCCGTTAAAAGCGAGAAAGACGCAAATGATGTCGATTATAACATTTGCTGCTACGGGTTCCTTGCGATAAACTGGAAAACGTCCACCGCACAAATCCGATCAACCCCACCGAATCATGAACGCCAAGAAACTCCCCTGCAACCAGCCCCGTCGTGACGTACAGGGCGGCAAGAAGTCGGTTGTACGCGCCTGCAAGGACGGGCAGAGCAAGGTCGTGCGGTTTGGCGACGCCAACATGAGCATCAAGCTCAGCCAGCCGGAACGGAAGGCGTCCTACTGCGCACGTTCAGGCGGCATCAAGGGCACCGGTGACAAGTTCTCGGCTAACTACTGGTCGCGCAAAGCTTGGAAGTGCTAAGCCATGAGCCTCATCTCGTTCCTCGCATCCGCTGCTGGTGGCACCCTGCTTGGTGGCTTCACCCAGCTACTGTCGGTTGTTGCCGGTGAGGCAAAGGAGTGGTCCGCAGCCAAGCGACGCATCGCGGAATTGCAAGCCCTCAAGGAGCGCGACATCGCGATTGGTGAGCTTGAGGCCTTCCGCAAGGCACAGGAAGGGGCCATCGGCAGCAGCTACCAGCCGCCCGCTAACGCATCCATGGCCATGCACTGGGTCTTCACCTGCGTTGAGGCGGTAACGCGGCTTGTGAGGCCTGCAATGGTGTTTGGTGCGTGCTGGTACATCTGGACGCTGCCACAGGACAAGTTGGGCGCACTGCAACCGGAGATCGTCAGCTTCTGCTTCGCGTGCGGCTACTTCTGGCTCGGCATCCGGTTCCAACGGCAAATTTACGGCACCAAATAAGTTGTCCTGATAACAATGAAAAGGTAACATGGACAACAACCACATGCACCTCACGGTCAAAGACCTAATCGCAGCCGCAGTACCAGCGGTTAGTTCCGCCGCCTTGGGCGTCATCAATCAGCTTGTCGGAATCATCGCCGGTCTGCTCGGCATTTTGTACCTGCTGTGGAAGTGGAACCGCGAGTCGAAGCAGTAAGCTTCTTCGCTTTGTCGTCCTTGTCTTTGCGCCATTCCCGGTAGTCGGAGAAGGATTTGTCGCTGATGGTGAAGTAGCGACCCGTGTCGAGACACTGCATGCGGTGTTTGCGCGTCCCGTAAGCCGACACAACGTGCTTCGATAGCACCACATTTTTGCCACCGTTGAACGGTGAGGTCCATTTATCCAAACCTTCCATCACACCAACGTGGCTGTGGTGGGGCGCCTGCTGGGCCAGCTTGTTGTACACCTCCTGTAGCATCTGCACGTCGCGTTTGCAGTACACCAGCATCCGCTCAAGCGCCTCGCGGTCGTTATCGAGCGTGATGCGCTTCCATAGGTCGAACTCGGTCTTGATCTTGCCGCCAACGCCAAGGAACTTGCCAAGGTAGTCGAGACGGTTGCTGTTGAACAGGAACCTGCGCCGCGCCCACTGCAACGTGTCAATCGTCTTGTAACTGGGGAACATCGGGATCCCGTGGAAGATGCAGCGGGTTCGAATCCACGGCAGGTCAAATCGGTCCCCGTTGTGCGCAACAAGCTCGTCAGCCATGTTCGCGATCTCCACGAACTCCTTGAGCATCGCCTTGTCGTCTTGCTTCCCGTCCCAGACCAAACCGTGGGCTTTCTTGTCATTCTCCCACTTGTAGCCGATGCAGATGATAGATCGCTCTCTAAGAACGTTGTCGTGGTCGATGTTGATCTTCCTGCCCACCCGCCAACTCAACACGATGTTTGGCGAGGTTTCTAAATCGAAGAATAGTCGGTTCATTGCGTAGGGGCGATCATACCACAAGCGCCTACCGCAAAAAGAAAACCTCCTGCACAGTGCGTACAGGAGGCGTTCTGGACAGGTTGCGCAACCGTTGCCGCGCCAATAACACGGCTTAGTCCTAAACTATGCGTAAAGCATACAATAGCTGGTGCCTGCGTGTCAAGCATACTAAGCTTCCTCAGTATCCGCACCGCTACTGACGAAGAACGGCTTTTCGGTGGTCAACTCCACCTCGTAGTGGTCTTCCGTGATCCGCCCTTGCCAAACTACCTGATACAGCATGCCTGTGGGGCGGTAGATCATGGCGATCACGATGCCGGGAATGTCCTCTGTCCGGTGATAGACAAGGTCGCCAATGTTGAACTTTGGGGCATCTACCACAGCCCCGGCAGTTTACCGATAGCTGAAGTAATGCGCAATCAGTAGTCCATCCGCATCCCCGTGCTTGGTGATCTGATAGGACAACTGAGGGTACAGTTTGATGCCAAGCTCCATGCTGGCCCGCTTTAGGTTCTCAGAGCCCTTTACGGCCCCAAGCATTGGCTTTTGCCAGACTTTGCTGTCGATCACCTCATAAGGCACCCCTGCGGTCTCTAAGGCGATTAAAACGGCTTCAAAGGCCCTTTGCGCAGGCAGCACGGCATTCAGGAACCTCCCTGTGAACGGACGCTCCACGTAAGCCCTGTCTCCCTTGCTTTTTATGAGGGTTTGCAATAACGGCGGCACATCGATACGGGTGATCCGGCGCTCCATCCTCCCCAACAGGGACATCTTAGTGGGAACGGGCGCAAAGTACACCCACCCGTTCCCAAGGACGGACCAAGACCCCGACGTGCCGTTATCGATTCCGATTGTGATCATTGCTGAAGTTCGCCCCACAATCGGGACACTCCCATCCAACAATCCTCTTTCGGTTCCAGTCGTGGACTTCAACAAGTCGGGTGAATCGTTCACGGTTACCGTACTCCTTGCGCAAAGCTTCGGGAATCACGTTCCCCAGCAAGCTTGTACCGCACTCCGGGCAGTTGCTGCGATTGAGAATACTGGCTTTCATTTATCGACTCATAGTAGTTCCTGAGCCGGGAAGCGTAGCTAACCGCTCTGCTGCTCGGCTTTTTGTAATATGGGCCACTGCACCAAGCTAATGCAAGATTATATGCATTAACTTCTATGTTACGCTTACGCAAGATGCTACCAAACTGGCGCAGGATGCTGAGGGCAATCCTGTCGTGGTAGGACTTGGGTGCCAAGCTAACCGGAATGTTGCAGTGCTCGTCCCACGTATTCGGATGAATCTGGTAGGGACCTTTCTCGCCCCGCGCACCAGTTCTCCAGCCGCTGTTCTCGATCTGCCGGATGCTCTCCAGCATCTTTTGCTCGTCCACCTCTGTTACCTTAGGCCATTGTTTGATAGGCTTGTTGGACGACCAAACCACGTTGATCATGACTGCGACTACAATCATGGCGATAGCTGCCTTAATTACTTTTGCTGTGTTCATTTTTCACTTCCTCGATGACTCTGTTCGCTAGGAACAGACATACTGCGTTGATGTGTTTGCATCGTGTGCGGTCAGGGTCTCCGTACTCGACGCGATTTCTGCCGTTTTCCCTGAAAGTGCGCTGACAGCGGATCTGGAAGTCGCGGCAGGAGCATTCTCCGTTACCCGACTTCTCCAACAAATCCACCATGTGGGGGATGTCGCCTTCTGAGGACTCAACCCAGAAGCGCAGAGGCTCCCCCGGTATGCTGTTGATCTGCCTAACCTTGCTTGAAGTAGGCATGGCGATGGTGCTGCTTGGGCCAGTACTGCCAGCTAACTGAGTCAAAGTACAGGCTGAGGTCCTTCTCTTCGCCTTCGCCAAACTTCTGCTTGTCGAGACGGAGCTTGCCGTCGTACCACGACTGAATCTCCACAGCCTTCATGGCTTCCTCCTTGGCAACAGCTTCATCATACTTGCGCTGCTTGAGCTTGTTGCGCCACATGATCAGCACGTTGAAGGCTGAGTTGTTGATGTCAGACGACCCCGCGATGTCGGTCTTGGTCGGCACCTTGTCCTCGTTCTCGGACTTGCGGGCATGCGCCACCAAGATGACGTGGGCACCTGTCTCGCGGGCAAAGCTCGTCAGTTCGTCCATGAACGTGCGTTGACCATTGAAGTCCTCACCGGACACCCCGCACTTGAACAGGGAGTCGATCACGAAGACATCGATACCGTACCGCTTTCTGGCGTAAGCCATTGCCTCAAGAATCTTGCTCTTGTTGGCGATGCCGACGTAGTCGTAGAAGTACATGCTCTCGTTGAGCCAGTTGATGCACGCTTCAAGCTCCTGCTTGTTGTCGGGGTATCGCTTGGCCAGCGCAGTGCGCGTCATCATCTGAAGCGTCTTGCTGGGCGTAACCTCAAGCGAAGCGTCGAAGATCTTGGCACCCAAAGCCGTCAGATGAATCATCAGGTGATTGAGCATCTGCGTCTTACCGTGCCCTGAGTAACCAGAAACAACCGTGAACTCGCCCGGACGAATTCGCAGCGGGATACCGTCCCACGGAACAGGGTAACCGCTGTTGCCGTTCTTGCCTTCGAACAGGCTCCAGACGTTGTCCGTGTACGCGCCAGCCGACTTGATTTCCTCAAGATCGATCTGCTTGGCGTCCTCTAGGTTGCGGATGAAGTCGTCACGGCTCATACCGTCTAAGAGGCACTCATTAGCGTCCTTGAGCGGCAGCTTGACGATGTAGCAACGGTGCAGGCCAAGGCGTCGGGCAAACTTCTCCGCAGCCTCACGTCCCGGCTCATCCATGTCGGTCGAGATGTAGATCTTCTCAAAACGCTCCAACCACTCCCAGTCCAATTCGATCCACTCTTGATCCGCAACGCCATTGGGCACGCTGACCGCAGGCAAACCTACAGACTGCCAACTGAGGGCATCGATCTCGCCTTCGGCAATGATAAGCTCCCGCTCATCCTCACCGATCCCCAGCTTCCCGAACAAGCACCGCTTGGTGCCGTCAGAAGACCACATCTTCTTCTTACCGTCTACGTCGCGCTGGACCGCGAGATACTTCACATGGCAAGCCTGCGGCTTTTCTCCAGTCACCTGATCGAAGTACGGGAAGACTATCACCTCCCCATTGTCGCAGTCCGCAATCTTGTTCTTGTGAAGGATCAGCGGGTCCAGCTTCCGCTCCATGACGAGGTAGTCCATGGCTCGGGTTTCCGGCTCCAGTCGCTTGACCCCTCGCCCTGCCAGATTGGGCTGGGAGTAGGTCTTCGGCTTCACTTTCTTCACGCTGACGTGGTTGTCTGCGATGCCCAGCCAGTCTTTGGCTTCTTTGACGGCTTGGCTGAACGTGATGTTTTTGGCCTTTGACCACAGGTAGAGCGGCGTACCTCCCTTGTCGGCTTCGTTCGCCCTGTCAATGAAGCAACCGATACGGGGGCCACTGACGTAGATATGGAACGACTCGCCAGCCTCACCCGAAATCCCGCCAAGGTGGGCTATCGACCCGCGAACCTTGGCATTCGGGTACAACATGGAGACCATGTCGTTCATGCGCTGCTTGAGAGCGTTGTTGAGTTCTGCGGTGTCCATTAGGCGGATTGAAGCTTGCCGTTGACGTTGAAGTGAGCGGTCCAACGATGGTTGGACACAGGCCAGTAGTTCTTGGTGGAGAACCACAGGAAGGCAATTGCGAGAAACTCCGCATACGCCGCCTCCTGCTCCTCAACCGTGTAGACCTTCCAAACTGGCTCAGTGGGCGCAAGGGAGTTGATGCCCACGTTGATGCACACCGGGGGTTTGGCCAAGTTGTGCAGCTTCTGGTACGCCTTGGCGTAGAAAGCCAACTGGATTCGGTAGCTCGGCCAAAAGCTAGCCTTACCGCCCTTGAACTTGCTTGTCTTGTAGTCGATGATTGCCAGACCCCATTCGGTTTCCGCGATCAAGTCGGTACGACCCGCAACCCCAATCTCGGTGTCAGCCAGCATGATCTCACTCGCAATACGCTGCCTGACGTGATGGAAATAACTGGGCGCGAATAGTTCGACGTATGGAGCTAAGTCCGCGTCGATGGTGGTCTGGGGGAACAAGTCCAGCGCATCATGCAGGCGGGTGCCGAACTCAGCAGCCTCCCGGCCCTTGGTCTGGGCAATGGTTGCGATGCGCTCACGGTAATCGTCCTCGCTCTCGCCCTTTTTCCGCTTGTTGTCCACTACCGCGTTGAACAACTCATCCTGTTTCCACTTATCCAGAGCAGGGTTGGCCCGCTCCTTGAGGATGGTTGTGATCGAGGGGTAGGCGTTAATCTTCCGCGCCTCCCGTAGGTCGATATCGTGCGCTGGTGCAATAGCGCCCTTGGCATCGACCTGATACCAATGGTTACCCGACGTGAAAAAGCTCATTGTTGTTGTTGCTCAGGTGCTGCTCAGTACGGGTCTTCCGGTGCGGGTGCGTGGGAGGGGGCTGGATTCTCGCGGGGGCTCAAGGGAGGCGGGTTAGCGCCCAAGCCCTTACGATTCGCCTCAATGAAGATCGAGGACACAAGAGCCTGAAATTGATCCTCGGTCAGATCGTGTTGCAGGCTCAGGGATGCCAGTTCCTTGACCATTAGAGCGGTCCTGAGGCTGTGGAGCCACGTCTGCCCGATCTTGGTCATTTCCTCGTTAAAATCGCCCGCAACGGCAGGCTTAACGGAAGCAGCGACAGCAGGAGCCTTGTGAGGCATGTGCTGACCGGGAATGGCGTCTTGGAACACGTCCACCTTCGCCTTCTCGTTCACGTTGATCTGGAGCTTATCCTTGTACGTGGACTTGGACATGCCAGCGCCAGCGAAGTTGACGATCTTGCCTTCGAAGGGCGACGGATCGCGCCCACCCCACCAGCAGGACTCAGCCGTGATCGCGGCGTTGTCGGGGTCAACCAGCACGGCGCGACCGGGAACCTTGCCGGAACCAGCCTTGGCGCGGGTGACGATAGCCTTGAAGGAACCATTGATCCAAGCCTTGTCGGCCAGATCAGCGATCTCACTGAGATTGGTAAGCTTGCTCATGACCGCTTGTCCTTTCGGATGAGCTTGGCCAGAGCGCGATCAACCACGCTGCCACGGGACCCG